CTCATCCGCGAGCAAAACGGCTTAATATCGCCGTTAAAGCCTCGTTCGCGACTTGGCCCGTGCGGCCACGCACTCCAAAAAATTCAGGTTTAGCTTCCTCGGTGTAAATTTAGGAGGGGTGTCGGTGTTATAAAGCTTTAGAATTTCGCGGCTTCACAGTAGGGGGGATATATTAAAATTCGTAATATGAAACTGGGACAATCCGGTGAACTAAATTTTTATTAAAGTAAACTACGTCTCCAGCTTCAAAGTCTGCGTTATCCTCTGAAAATTGTACTTTCAAAAAGCCTTCAAATGCCTCTGAATCTTTAGCTGATAATTCATTGTAGCATGTGTGATTTTTTAAAACTAACTCTTTTATTCGCATAAATAATTCTCCTTTTTATTTTCTTGTTCAGCAATTATTTTCTTGACTTCACTGTACGATATAGTTCCTTTATCGCACATTGCATGGTGCATAGAACATAACGTAATTAGGTTACCGTCATCCAGCTTTAATTCTTCACTCGAATTAATCGGTATTGCATGGTGCACTTGCAAGTTCTCATGGCTGTACTTGCGATTTGTTCTGTATAATTCCCTTATACATATTTGGCAAAGATAATTGTCACGAGCCTTGATTTTCTGCCGTTTCTTCCGCCACTTAGGGCTGTTTCTGAATCTAACAATATCGTCTATTTTCTTACGTTTAATAGGCTTCTTGTCGCATACAATGCTTTCTTCGTGTATCTTTCCGCAGTATTTACATGACTTTTGAATGTGTTAAAACCTCCTTTAAAATAGAAATAGAGCGCCTGCATTCAGACGCCCCATACAAGAAAGGCTATAAGATATCATCTCACAATATTATTGTAAATCATGTAAACCGAACAAAACAAACAACTTTAACTTTTTTTCAAAAATCTCATCATTTTTATTCTTAAGCCATCTGGGGTATTATTACCGCCAACTGCATAAGATATTTTTGACCAGCTATAGCAGTTTATAAATCTATATGTCATTATTTGCCTTAAAAGTGGGTCATCTACACTTTGAATATAGCGGTCAAGCCGATTCAATTCATAAAAGCACTTTTTTAAATTTAAGTCTAAAAGGCTTTTTAAATCTGCTATTTGTGCAGCATAGTTCCCGATTTTATCATTGATACCTGTTCCATGAGGAAGCCCCGTTATTTTCGCTGTACAACTCATTGCTGCTGTTTCCAATTCTTTAATTCTCTGTTCAAGCTGTCTGATTTCCTTTTTCAAGTAATAAAGCTGCGAAAGTTCTTTCTTTGTCATACATTTCGCTCCTTTACATACTTTTAAGAAAATTTAAGAGCTTATCGCGAATCTCGGCCATAAGCGCTTTTTTCCAGTTATCAAGATTTTTGTACTCGTCTTTGTATCTCTCATCGGTTGTTGTATCAAAAAAATTTGCAAGTTTACATACCATATCATAACTAGGTAGATTTTTTCCATTTTCCCACTTGTTGTATTTAGAACTTTCAATTCCTAAAATTTCCGCACATTGTTTTTGACTGATTTTTTTTTCTTTTCGGAGCTTTGAAAGTCTTTCTGAAAACATAACATACATCTCTTTCCTGGTTTTTAAAATAAAATTTTATTATCTGTTTTGCTGCGTAAGCTACCTCCCGTTATTTTCATCACCGCACCGCTTGTCATCTCAGAAATCCGATCAACAGTTTTTTCCATAATCCCACGTTCATTGACGAGGGTATTCAAGCTGTAATTGCTCGAAAAAATTGTTGCTTTGCGATTGTTGTACCGTTTGTTGATCAGGTCAAACAACAAGCCTTGAAGCCACGTTTCGCCTGAGTTTCTCGTAAAAAGCTCCGTTCCTAAGTCATCAAAAAACAAAACATCGATGTTCGAGAATTTCTGGATTAAGATTTGCTCTGTTTGGCTTGATTCCCGGTTAAACGTTGATTTCACAGCTTTTGAGATTTCAAACAAATTTGTAAACAAAACCGGGACGCACTTTGATAAAAGAAAGTTCGCCATGCAAGCAGTTAAGTGCGTTTTTCCGACACCTTTATCGCCAAAAAGATAGATTCTGCAGCCATTTTTGACGGTTTCTTTGTAAAGCTCACAATACTTTTTGCAGCGATTAAAGGCTGTATCAAAGTTAGGATTTATGCCTGTTCTTGAATTTGAAAATGTGACGGCTTTATATCTTTCACCGAGTAACGATAGCGACTTAAGTTTCTCGATTTTCCGCATTTTGTCGAGGTTCTCCAGATTTTCTTTTGCGGCTTTCTCTCTCTTTTCCTCACATTTGCACATGACGTGAAAAGAATATTTTACCCCGCAAATAATGGCTTCACGCCTGCGATTTTTGCCGCAAGTAGGGCAGATGTCATCGTTATTCAGGATACTCTTTACAGAGCTGCTTTGGATGTCGTTGACTTTTGTCTGCATAATTTCCACCTCCTAATTTTTCACTTTGCTTGTCATTTTCTGCCCACGTCAAAATGGTTGCATAGTGAGATTTATAGCGTTTACCACTGGAGGCGATATAGTTTGACAATCGCTCGATGTAACTATTTGCGTCTTCGCCAAACCTAGTTTTTAGCTTGCTTAGCTCTTGTTCGCTCAGCCGCACGTTTTCAAACTCGCCGAAACTTTCTTTATTAATTTCTTTTTTATTTCTGGTTTTTGGTTTTTGATTTTTGGTTTTATTAATATTCACATTTTGTGTCACAGTTTGTGTATCTATTTGTGTATCACTTTGTGTCATTATTTGTGTCTGATTTTGTTTCTCATATAGGGAAACAACGGAGTTCACTTTATAGACTGTTGCTTTATTTCCGCCACGTTCCTTGAAGTCGATTAAACCGAATTGTTTAAGTTTATTTCTGGATTTATAAAACTCATTTTTTGTTAATTTTGATTCAGATAGAAGCGTTAAAATTGGCGACGTAAATTCTTTCCATGCAAATCTATTTGCCATGGACATTAATGAATGCCATAGACAAATGTCTGATTTGGTTATCGCAGAATTGTACCTTATCCAATTGTTAAACGCCAGTATCTCAGCTAAATAGTTCAAATTTTTCCCTCCTAAAAGTTAAAATGGCAAATCGTCATTGTCTATTAAGCTTTGTGATGCTTTCTCAATTTCCTGCTCAGTGATGATTTCACGGACAATAAAGCCTTTGTAATACTTGCCGTCATGCTGTTTTGAATAATATTTTGCGATAAGCCAAATTTCAGCTTTCGGCTTGTATTCTTTTAAAATTTTCTTTGCGACCTCGCCAAATGCCGTACAATCAGCGAATGTTGGCTTGTTCCATTCACCGCTCTCCTCATTTTTTCCATTACTAAGTTGTAGCGAAAACTTTATCCCGTCATTACCAACTTTTTTAAATTCGTCGTAAATTCTGCCTCTGAAAATCACTGTATTGACGTAGCAGTTACCGCTGTAAACTTCTTTTTCATTGTTGAAAATCTTTGTTGTCTTCATAAATTAACACACCTCATAATTTTTTATTAAAACTTTTATTTCTGGAATTTCGGCGTATATTTTTTCAAAGTAGACCCTACAAATCTGCGAATCATCTCGATAAGCAACACCATTTAACGCATCCAAGATAGCTTTGATGAATA